ACGATGCGGTTGAAGATGGCCGCACGGTTGAACGTGACGGCCCACTGGCCGATGTAGCGGGCCCGCACGCCGGGATGACGGGCGATCTTGCGAACGCGCACCGCGCCTGCAGGACCGTAGCCTCCGCGCGATGCGGGCCATCTGAGCATGTGCGGCCCACGCGGACGAATCTCATGGGCACGGGCGCCGCGTTCAAGGGACTTACCGGAGATGGTGCCGGTGCTTATGACCACGCTGGTCTGGCTGGGTTGGGTTACGCGGATGTCGCGGGCGGTATTGCCCGTCACGGCTCCGCTCTGCCCCGGCCAGTCGTGCGGGATGTTCTCAGCCCAATCGGCGCGGATCTTGTGACCGCCGGCCAGAAGCTGGACGGCCACGGCCTGCCTGATGGGGCCGATAATCTTCACGGGCGAGGTAAGTGTGACGCGGACGGCCATCAGGACTTCCTGCAGAAGGACTCGACGATCTCGCGGGCGTTCTTCGGCCACTTGTCGGTGTCGAAGATGATGTCGTACTCGCCGCGGGTCGCCTGCTTGAGAGTGTCGGTGCTCGCCATCTGGTCCATGATGAGAAGCACGGCCAGTTGCAGGCGCTCGGGGACGGTCTCCTCGAAGCCTGCGGAGTAGGTGGCTACGACGTTCTGGTGCCCCGTGGGGAACACGGCTCCGTCGTAATACAGGTCGCCGTGGTCGTAGACCATGCAGTCGGCGGTGACGTCTTCGCCGTCGATAGTGACCGTGTCGAGTTCCGTTACCGGAGACTGCGTGAGACGGAGCGTGCTTTCGCCGTTCCCGTCCAGCGTGTCGGTGAACTCGGCTATTTCGATCGGTCGGTCGATCTTGGCGCGGATGAAGTCGGACAGACCGGCCAGCATCTTGACGAAGCGGGCCTCACTGCGGATGTAGTCCGCGCCCACATACTCAAGTGCATCATCTTCGCTGACGAGAAGGTCTGCCACGGCTTCCTACCTCCTACTTCCGGCGCGAGGGCTGGCGACCGCGGCCTCGGGGACGAGTCGCAGGGGCGGTGGGCTTGACGATCTGAGTCTCTTCGGGCTCCATCGTCTGAGCGACCGTCTCGGTCTGCTCCTCGCTCTCGGTGGCCTCTTCGGTCTCATCGTCGGTCTGCTCTGCTGGTTCGGCGGTCTCATCCTGCGGGGCCTCCTCCGGCGTCTCGTCTACGGTCGCTGGGGCCTCCGGCTCGGCCGGAGGGTTGACCAACTGGGCGAAGAACGGAGCACCGGAGAAGGTGCGCAGGAAATAGGCCGCAACGCGGTCAGGGAGGTCGTGCTCACCCGCCTCGAGCGGATAGGGCGTCGCGACTCCGACATACCTTTCCTTGATCTTGATGAGCACGACTCACTCCTTCCTTAGAACGATTCGGGGTGGACCGGCGTCACTAGGTCGTGACGGTGATGGTGTTGGGGATGTTGTAGCCCCACATGGACAGAGGCTCGGTCGACGGGTAGCGCTTCTTGAAGTCTTCGCGCATGCTGACCACGAGCTCGTCGGAACCCGCAATCACGTCATGGAAGGACTCCATGAGCGGGGCGCGCCGGCGGCCGATGATGAAGCCGCTGGGGTTCACAAGCTGGATGCCGGTGAACTTCTTGGTCGCGCCGTCGTAGTTGCCACTCGCGTTCAGGTCCTCGCGGATGTAACCGCTGGTGAGGATGGGAACGCCGTCGATGCGGCCGATCTCGCCGGTTATGACCGTGGCGGACGGGCCGTACTTGTCCAGCGTCTGGACCTCATCGACGTTCAGCAGGTGGACGAGTCCGACGGGGCCGACCACGTAGAGCAGGCGCCGGGGGTTGATCCCGTACTTGCTCATCTGGCTTCTCATGGCCCGCAGAGCGAGCAGCGTCGGGTCCGCGCCGCCGAAGTCGTAGGTGTCCGACCCGTCCTTGGAGAGCTTGCGAAGGCCCTTCCAGGAGGTCAGAGCATCGTCGGTCTCGGTCACGTCGGAGTCCTGATGGGTGGCGGTGGTGTCACCGTTGAGCAGCAGGTTCTCCTCGCCGTCGGCCATGTCCATCGCCAGGTCGGTACGGATGAAGGGGATCATCGCCAGGATGGCGTCCTCTTCCATCTCGTAGGCGACCGACTGGTACCCGGCCAGAGTCGTGGTCGAGAGGTCGACATGGTCGTCCCCGGACTGGCTCTTGGTGACGGCCGCGCCGCGGCTCTTCTTGTAGATCTTGCCGCGCGAGGTCTGCCGTGGGATGCGGAACGGGTCGTTCGGCATCTGGACGATCTCGAACTTCGAGGCGAGCATCCGCTCAAGCTCGAACTTCCAGATCAGGTCCGGGGAGTACCCGGTCGGGACCCACGCAGCGCCGGTGCCGACGCCACCGTCGTAGCCCTCGTAGGTCTTGCGCTGGTAGAGCTCCTGCATGCGCTTGAACGTCTCCGTGTTCTTCACGTCGAAGTTGCTGTCGCGCCGCTTCATGAAGCTGAGGATCTGGACGGCGTCCTGGAGCTGGAACAGCTCAGCCATGTCCTCGTCCTGGCTCTTGGCGGAAGGGACGCGCAGCTTGGTCTCGAACGTCATGCCGCCCGCGACCTGGATCTCGCCGCCGAACGCGCGCTTGAAGGCCGGCTCTTCGTCGAGCCTCGCCATCTTCTTGGAGAACTCGGCGACGTCCGCGCCGATCTTGTCGACCTTCTCGAGCAGGTCGGCGGGTACGTGCCCCTTCTCCCTCTCGGCCTTGATCTCTTCCATGGTGGCGGCCATGGTGGCCACCGTGCCTGCCAGGGTATCGGCAAGCTCTTTGATCTCTTCACTCATGGTTGTTGTCACCTCCTGTGGCAACAAAAAGACCCGCGTTTGCGGGCCTTATAGGGGAACTGTGTCGTGGGTTGGCTTGGCTATCTTGGGCGGAGGAGTTCTCCTGCCGCGCGTATTTTCGCGATCTGCTCTGAGAGGCCCGGGACCGCATCGGCGGTGGGCTCTGTGAGTCGCTCTTCGATGAGCGACTTGGCGGAGGCCAGGTCGGAAAGGACCGCCTTCACCTCTTCGTCGCGTCCCTCGGCCTTGAATGCCTTGGCGAGGTCGTGGATGTAGGCCGCCTCGTCGATGAGAAGGCCCACGGGGTCGGTCTCATGGACGCGGTCCCGCAGACCCTTCCAGTCCTTCGGGTCGATGTTGCCGCCGGTCAGGTCGACCGGGGCGCCGCCCGAGGTGACGTAGGTCACTTGGATGTCGACCGGGCGCGGGTCGCCGTCGAGCGTCACCACTCCGCCCTCGCCCATGGCGTAGCCCATCTGCAGGATCTCGTCGCGGCCGTCCCAGTCCCAGACGTTGTAGATGACGGCGCTGTCCGAAACGTCCAGAGGTTCGGGATATACGTAGACGCTCTGGTCGGCATAGAACGCCTGGACGGCCGACATCACACGGTCGATGGACGAGAGCCACGAGGCCCCGCCTCCCACGTCGATCAGGCTGGTCACGTTGTAGATGGAGCGGCTCTTGGGAAGCATGCCGCGCAGTCCGCCCTTGACGATCATGGCCTCGGGATTCATGGCGAAGCCCTTGGGGCAGACCGAATACTCGAGGATGTCCCACTTGGATACCTCGCGGTAGGACTTCCCGTCGGTGGTCTTGGCCCGCTTGGCCGTGACCGGGTTCCAGCCGATCGACATGCAGTCGATGGCCCCCTCGTCCATGAGGACAAGGCAGTCGTGGCCCAGACTGGTCTTCTCGATGATCTTGCCCTTGGTCCACATGCCGTCTACCTGCTCAGACAGCGAGAGCGACACCCCTACCGGAGGTTGGTTCTCCTTCCAGCCGTGGCTGAAGAAGATGGGGACCTGGATACCGGAGTCGACGATGTGCTTGCCGGACCCGGGAAGGAGCATGTCCCCCCCCTGGTCGATGTTGCCGTAGTGCGCGCAGAATCCCTCGAAGGTGCCATCATCGAAGTTCACCTTGAACTCCTGCGCCGGCAGGTTCTTTATCTCGAACAACATTGTTCTTCCTCCTGCGTCAGTCCGCGGTGGACTTCATCGGTACTCACACCAACAACGGCAGTTGGGATGAGCGAGCGGGAACTGGTGCCCGCTGGGGAACGCCTGGTCAATGGGGATCCATCCGGCGGCAGCGTTGGCTCGGCAGTCGTCGCAGACTGCGGCGTCTTCCATCGTTATCCAGCGGTGCTCGGTGAATCCTTGGTTTCTGGCGAGCGCGTCGCGCACCGCCTCGTAGGCCAATCCCGATTCGTACTGAGCGGCTAGCCCTGCCCGCCACTCGTGCTGCCTTTCGTAGTAGCCGAGGATGCGGTCGCGCAGTTGGTAGTGGGCCTCGCCGTTGGCGATACCCTCGGCGATCTGGTCGCGGATACCGCGGACGGATGTGGCCGAGACGTCACTCGCGAAGCGGCTCTCCTGCGCCTGCAGTAGTTCGCGGATGAAATCGGTGTCGATGGTGATGTCTCGGGCGATGCCGTACTGGTCCTGCATGGCCCCCAGCGCCCGGCCGGCCTCTGCGTTCAGGAACGGCCGGATGGCGTCTTGAGCCATCTGCATCTCAGTCTCGAGGTCGAAGGCCGCTGCTACGATGGCGTCGATGTCACCTGCGGCCCCGGCGAGGATGTCCTGTTCATAGGCGGCCATGGCCGAGACCACTCGGTACGCCTGCCACGCGAGGAACGCGGCGAGGATGGCTTCGAGCCGCTCGCGGTCGCTCTCGGCCTCAGCAGTCGTCTGCTCCTGTTTTACCTCCCAAAAGGGCGCATCTTCGCCCCTGGGGTACCGGCCGGAGGCTGCGCTTCGACCGGACGGACCTCGTTGACCGGCGCTCCGCCCATGGCGGTGTTGACCGGGATGTAGACCCTGCTGCCCTCGCCGTTCGGCAGCGGCGGATGGTCGGTCCACTCGCGCTTTTCATCGGGAGTGATCCACCACATCTGAGAGCCGGCGGCCGCGAGCTTCGACATGTCGGGCCGGTTGAGGTGACCCATGTCGAGCTTGATCTTGAAGTTCGGATCGAAGTCATGGGCGAGTTCCCACGTCAGCTTGTGCTCTATCCTGCTCACCAGCCAGAGAAGCGGCCCCATGACCCAGAAGCGGAACTCCACCTCAGCGGTCGAGCGATTGGCAGAGCCGCCCTTGGAGACCACGCAGTCGGGGCAGTGGTAGATGTTCTGGACGTTGCCCTCGTTGAACTTCCGTCCTTCGAGCCACTGCATATCGGCGTGATTCATGGTCTTGCCGTCGAAACTCATGCCCTTGTCAAGCACGGCTACCATCCCGGCGCGGTTGATACCGGAATGGACCGCACGCCACTCTGCACGGGTCTCCTTCTTCTCTCGCGGCAGGAGGTCTTGCTCGGTGGAGATGACGCCGAAGGGCATAGCGCCGTTCTCGATGAACTTCTGATTGAACTGAGCGGCCTTGATGTCCGGTTCTACGGCAAGGCGCGCGGCGGACAGCGGAGAGAGCCCCCGCCATTCGTTCGTGGGATTCGAGAGCTTGTAGAAGATCACCTCGTCGCGGTCATATCCGACCGCCTGCGCCCCGGTCGTGTACTGATAGCCGACCAGGCCGTGCTTCGGGTGGACGATGGGGCCGAAGCAGTCGGGACGCATCATGAAGAGGCGTACCGGCCTGCGGTGAAAGGCGTTCCAGACCTTCTCGACCGGCCCCTCTCCCCCGATCATTATGGAGGTGGCGAGGTCGGCGAAGAACTCGTGCCCGTCGTCGCCGGTCCCGTTCGCTTCCTTGGGCGGTCCGCCGGGCTGCTCGAGCAGCTTGTTCAGGTCGTGGCCGTAGACCGGCTCTGCGGGCCCGCCGGGCTCCTGATGGTAGACCATGCGCGGCAGTGTCGCGATGGTCTCAGCGAAGGCGGTCACGCACGAGTAGACCATGTGATGCGCCGCGTACATATTCTCGGAGGCTTCGCGGAACGTAGTCGCGGTCGTGCCGTTCGTGGGCGGCTGTGCTCCGAGCGGAGCGCCGGTGTCGACGCCCTGGATCCAGCGGTCTGTACCGCGACGGCTCTCGGGGCCGATGTTCTCGACCGGCACGGTTATCATGCCGATCATGTCGGAGATAGCCCCTAGAATGCCACTGCCAGCCACGCCGTCACCCCCAGGACTGTGATACCGAAGGCCACGCCGACGCCTCCAAGCACCAGGTAGAGCGGATTCCAGGTCTCACCGTCGCGGAACGCCTTGCGGATGTAGCGCGCCCACAGCGGAAGGACGGAGAACAGCACAGCCATACCGACGAGGCCCGAGATGAAGGTCAGAGCAATCACGAGCACCTCGCTTTCTCGGCCATCTCCCGGTCGCGCTGTCGCTGGCGAAGAATCTGCATGCCGAAAGACTCGTCAGGGTCGTAGAAGTCGTCCTCAATGTCTTTGCCGAGAATGTCTTCCTCTTCGGTCTCTTCTTCCTCGTATCCGTAGCCGCGGTCGACCTCGGCCACAACGCCGTAGCGGAGCGCGTCCATGCAGTGATTGTTCTTGCGGGGATCCGGCTCGTTGTTGACCCACTCGTACAGGCCGAACTCTTCAATCATGTGCACGCAGCGAGGATGGACGTGGATCTTGGTCTTGCCGTCGACGATCTTCAGCAGGCGCTTGACCCTCTTGACGCCGACGATGACCGGCTTGTCGCGCTGGGTGCGCTTGTCGAGCGCCGGCGCGGCCTTGGCCTGCCAGCCGGTGAGCTTCAAGTCCTTGATGCCGTCGGGAGAACGCGGGTCGCAGATGAGGTATTCGGGCACGTACCCGATGCCGCCGACCCTCTGGAAGTATTCCGCCATGATCCCCCCGTGCTCCTGCGGTGTCATACCGGCGCGGTAATACTCATCGTGGATGTAGACGTTGTCTTCCCAGACCTGCACCGCGAGACAGACGAACGGGTCGTCGAACCCGAGGTCGACCCAGCCGCGCAGAGGGACGTCGGGAAGTATCTCGAAGCGCTCCACGAAGGGCGGAGCATCCCTGAACTCCTTGTAGATGAGTCCAGCATGACTGACGAACTTGGCCCCGTACTCCTGGTCGAAGGTCTCTTCGTCGGTGGTGGCCTTGATGTCCACGATCTCCGGGTCTTCGATGCCCCCAGGGTAGACGTAGGGGTTCTCCCATGAGGGCTGGCTGAAAGTAGCCCACTCTGGGCTCTTCTTGGCCGCTTCGAACAGCTTGTAGTACCAGTTCTTGCCGAGCGGGGTCGTGGCGAACCGGGCTACGCCGTGGTAGTCGGACAGGGTGGGCCGAACATACTCAGGCCAGATGTCGGGATCCAGCATGGCCGCCTCGGCCATGATGACCGCGGTCAGGCCCTCGCCCTTGATCTGCTCCTTCTTCTCTCCCGACTTGATCTCGATGGTCGCCCCGTTCTTCACTTGGAGCAGATAGCGGCCGCCGACGGTGTCAAGCACCGATTTGGTGAGATGTAAGACCTTCTGGTTCCGAAGACGCTCCAGGTCCGCCTTGAAGATGCGGAACTCTTTGACGCCGAGCGCCATGGTGGGAGCCACGACCCAGATGTAGGTTTCGGGAATGAATACCAGCGGACCTATGTCACGGGGGCCCTGGATCGTTTTTCCGAAACGCCGGCCCGAGGTCGCCGCCTTGAATCGGGCGTTGGAGAGATGGAACGGAAGCTGCCCTGCATGCGGCTCGTACCCGACCCGCTTCCAATACAGCATCTTCGACTCAAGGCTGAGGAGTTCCTTTACCTTGGCCCTGACCTCGAGCGTATCCAAGATGAGCCTAGTCCGCTGCTGGCTTGGCTGCGGGCGTCTCCGGGGCCGTCACGGCCGCTTTCTTGGTCACGAACGGCTCCAGAACACTGAGGTCTCCGGTCTTGGTAGCAAGGTCTATCGCCATCTGCATGGAAAGCGTTGCAGCCTCGGCGCTCCAGTCATCTGCGCCGCTGCCGTCGTCCTTGCCGCCGGCCTTCTGCACCATGCCGAGACGCCACTGTTCGCTTGCATGCTTGAAGAGCCCGACGAGGTCGCGCACAGTCATGGCGTCGATCTTGTCCTCATCCGCGAGCTTGGTTATGGCCTTGGCGGCCACCTCGAGAGCGGTACGGATGACGTGCGTCTTGCGCTTCTCGTCGATGAGTTCGAGTTGTTCCTCGGGAAGCTGATCCAGCCGGTACCGGACGGTGGACTCGTCCACGCCGAGTGCCCTTGCCACAGCCGCCTTGCTGTTCAGCTTCGCCCACAGGACCGGGATCTTGGCGATTTGTTCCTTGGTGAGATGCTTGCGTCCTTCAGCCACGATTGCCTCCTTCCGTGGGGCGTTTCTTGATGGGTTCGTATGCCGCGCAGACGCCGTCGCCTCTCTGGGCGACCTTCTTGCACTTGGCTCTGAACAGGCGGCACGTGCGACAGGTGGTGGTGGGTTTCTGTTGCATGGTTCAGTCC